CCTTCCTAAGCCCACCACGAGGCCACCCTACTTGGCCCCACACAAAAGTCGCACCGTTCCGGGCAGAGATCTCTACAAAGAGTCCTGTGATCCCCGTTACGGTGGTCATCCCCTGGTGTGGGATTGTACTAGAGTAGTCCTCACCAGAGTGAGTCTTACTTATTCGTTAACTATGTTATATTTTTCGGCAGAGGATCCATAGCTTAAGCCACCCTCTCGTTTGTTCGGTTTACCCGCCCAATCGTACTTCAAGATCCGACATGTGCTCATACGTCAACATCTCGGCTTGAAGTGCCATTCTTAGTATATCTTTGTAGTTAAATTTGTTTTTAAAGTTTAGTTGTGCCCAAAGGTTCGAAGAAATATTACCATATATATAACTAACCGCACTTACAGCATGTCCAGGGACTATCGGGTTTTTGAAGGGTAACTTATCGTTAACCCAATCCCGCCAAGTCCTCTTTCCTGCCTTACTGTGCAATTCGTCACTATAGGCGATAAGTTCAGGAGCCATCCAATGAGCCTGTGCCCACTTGAAACCGTCCTTATCCTCTAACCTCAGCCGCAAATAATAATCACCCATCAATTTCGGATAATCGTCCCTTGCTCGTCCGCTCCTTGGTGGGAACGGTGCAGCAGTGAACATGAAATCCGTCGTAAATCTATGATTAGCAGGAGGTAACTTGGGAATTATCGTCAATTCACCCGGTGTCACATCCCTCTCGGCATGACTACTCACGTCTACACGCGGTAATATGCCCAAAGATACTTCTGCGTCCGTGAAGGACACTCCGTATTGCTCTCGCCACGTTGCCAACTCCGGATGGAGCCCAACGAGCGATTTTATTTGTAGCTCTGCATCATACACGGTTTCACCCGGTTTATAGGATACCCAATTTTCGCGGACGTCGGTTAGAAAAAGTCCGAGTCCACCCATTGTAGTGGGTGTACTCAGTAGATCCAACGTCTCGGTTGTGGTTAGCCCATTCCCCTTAGAAATGTCGCGTACTAGCAGTGTTTTTATTTTTTCTTTGTCTCCGCCTCGGCCCAGAGCAACATTCCAAGAATTGGTTTGTTCCCCTGCTCTCAATAGTCCAGCTGGAGGGTCGGTACTATTGGGATTACGCCAAAGAAGCGTGTTTATATTACGGATTAAGTATCCGCAGACTAGACCAGGTTCCGACACCTGTCTCAGGTATTCATCTCGACTGTTGGAGACGAAGTACTTGCCCGGATTCACTTCGAAATTCATCACATTATATGCAGTCGGATAGCCAGCCGCGCGGCCAGCTGAATTCGTCAGCACTTTGTCATCGTCGCCTTGGCCTATAACCTCTAAGGTTCTGCCCGGTTTCGACTCCGCACCCAGATCCCTCATCACAACATCTGCGCAGTACATCTCTGCCAGGTTGCAAACGGTATCTATGAGTGCGGTCCATCTCCATCCCGAAAGTACACCCTTGTCAATAGGAATGCGTTCTCCATCCACCTCAGCGAATCCTTTGTACTCCGTCAGCCCCTTGGTGATGGAGTCCATGACGGTCAGAAGATCGTCTCGGATTGTAGTCCCGTCTACAGTGAGTGTTAATGGCGCCCGCCTCTTGATTAACTCGGTTATACTATCGCAATATGCCCGTATCATACGCATGTTCTGTTGCCAATCAAAGTGTGATTGGTCAAGTGGAATCTTTATCGTGTCGGGATCACTAGCCTGTTTACCCATCGAAGTCCACATGTTGAACATTTGCTCAGCGTTGTAGAAGAGGGTGGTCTTAGGATGCCCCAGACCGCCGCCCCTTCCCATAGCCACTTCTAGCCATGTTGATACGTAGTCCATCCTCCAGAACATCTCGAGTTCGGAGTTGACTACCGCGCGCACTTTGCCCGGTTCTGGTTTTGGTATGACAGTATTCTTTTGTGATAATTCCGTCGGATCTTTAGTTAATAGTGTTCTTTTTACCTCCTCGTATGATGTGGCTAGTCCGGTACGAGCTTTCGTCTTCTTCGATTTCCTCCACTTCCCGTTCCGGTCTTTGTA